AAATCTTTATTTATATCTTCTATAATAGGTAAATATCCTTCTTCACTAGCATCTGTAGGTTGTCCATTTCTAATTATAGTAATAGGATTACCATTTTCTCCGGTATTGGACCAATTATTATTATATAATATACTATCAGTTTTAGCAGTACTCCCAAGTCTTACACTATTTCCCCATCTTCCTTCTGTAATAATATCTCCCGCAAATGATAATAAAGGATGAATATTTGATCTTTCTTTAAAGGTTCCACCTACAAGTGGGGAATTATACCCATATTCTACTTCTTCTTTACTTGACTTACGGGTTTGACCTTGTTCAATTGCCTGATATGATTTTTGTTGGGAGGGTTGAATAGAAGATTTTGCTAATGTATTTGGGTATGCATTTATATGATTATTATTCCAAACAGATATAGGATTTAAATAAAAATAAGATTTACTATTACTATTCTGACTTATATCCTTACCAGGGACTAAGAATATTAGTACTAACTCATTTACTAAAGGGTAATTTTTTAAATATGGTAATAAGGGTTTTGCTGTTACATTTTCTTCAGGGGTTGCATCTGTAGCACCCTCTACTTTTTCAAAAAAAATAGTACCTACGGAACTCCATGACCCAAGTTGGTCAAAACTAGGATGTTGGTCATCTAAAATAATATCTGTAACTCTTACTGATATTACATTAGAAGCTAATGTATCTATTTGTTTTTGAGTTTCTGTCTGGTTATCTCTACCTGAATTTAGTTGGGAATTGACAGAAGCAAATCCGTATTTATGCGCCATCTTTTTTCTCTTCGAAATTAGTATTAAGTTTGTCTAATTCTTCCATTAATTCTGCTTTTTCTTCTTCCGTTATACCCATAGCATCTTCGCTAGTACTATTATTAAGCGCACGCTGTACTATAGTAGCCATTTTAATTAATTGTTCATCGTTACGTACGCCAATATCCATGTATTCTTTGATAAGTGGTACAATTAAAGTAGCATCTCCAATATCATTAATAAGAGGTTTTAATTCTGAAATTAAACCTGATATTTGAGTTGCTTTTTTCTTTTGGTTATTGTATATTTCTTCTAAAATACTTGAGAATTTTTTCTTCCCAAATACAACGCTGTCTAATGCTCCCATAATATTATTTTGTTATAAATATGGATATAAAAAGGATTTAGAATCTAGCGTAGCCATTTTCTAAAAAGAATATATACTGTTGTTTAAATATAAGGTGAAGTTTATCTGCTATTTTAGTAATCTTAGGTGTTTTTACATCTATAATTTCACGAATGTAAATATAAAGAGCCTTTTTGTTAAAAACTTCAATAGTTTCTCGTTTTCTAAATAATTCAAGTATAGCATCTGCTATCTTAGCATCATTCTTTTTTGGAAATAATTCATATATATTTTCTGATACATGATCTACAAATATATCAACATATTTATCTAAATCACTTTTAACTCTTTCATCACCCATACTATATACATGGGTAGAATTTTCACCAGTTAAAACATCAACATCTACTTTTTTTATTTTTTTAGTATAATTTTTTGTATTATATAGTATTAACCAACGTTTTACTATAGTACCAAAATAAGAATATGCCTTGGTTCCTCTAGTTGGGTCAAATAAATGGAATTTAGATTCACAAAATATAATTATCTCATGTTGGAGATGCTCTAAATTCTCTACCTCAGTATGGTAAAATTTAAAGGTATGGATTATGTTTTGAGTTAATTTAAAGAAGGGGTAGTGTATATGTTGTTCATATATTTTACTTCTTATTTTAGGATCTTTTTCGTTATTATATCTAACGATTGCATCCTCTGTATCTTGAGTAAAGTAGTTCTTACTCTTAGGTCTTCTTTTTCGTACTTCGGCCATTATTGGTTTCTTTTAAATTGGTTTAACCCATTTTGAATTTTTTTAACTTCGTCAAAAAACCAACCTATTTCATCATCACTTTTAAAAGAACCTTTAGCGTCTATTTCCTTTAATCGTTTTTCTGAATTAATAATATTTTCTTCTATTTTTGTAATAACTTCATCTAAGGAAAATATAATATCCTCAGCATTTTCATTTTTACGTAGAAGGTTAAAGGTCGTATATCCGAAGATAACGACCAAAATACCTAATATAATTGTAAGGGTTAGTATCATAAACTATCTAACATATTTTTTAATCCTGTACTTGCAACACTATTAAGTGCTTTTTGTTTAGATGATTTTATGTTGCCCGTTAATGTATAATTCTTCTTTGGCGCCGCCACGCTATTCTTAGAGAACTTTGGTAACCATTCAATTTCAAATTCAATACGTGCCGCCATCATATCTGCTTGATGTAGAATAAATAGAAGTGATGTGCGAGGTTTGGTTTCTGGCATAAATGATTTTAAATATTTTTCATTTGCTGCGTCATATAAACCATCATGTGTCTGAATAGCAATCATTTCATTAAAAGTATATTTAACACCATGTTGCTGAAGGAGAAATAAACCACGATCTGGGACTGATGCAAAAGGTAATGAGGTATTAAAAGCATATGTTTCACCCATTTTATCACGTCTCCAATTATCTGTCTGAGGAATATATGCATCTTCAGTATCAGAACCCATTTTACCTAGGTCATGGTTAATTGCCGAAAATACCAATTCTTCNTGGGTAAATGTAGTCATATCACAACCAAACGATGCCCAAACGTCGGACATTGCCAATGCTCCTTTAACCACGCGATTAACATGATCTACATAACCACCTGGAAATGCTGAATGGTATTTTTTATTATTAGCTGCGGGCATTAATATAATACGATCTTCAAATTTACTATAAAAATCAAGTAAAATCTGTTTACGATCCCCAGTAATATAGGTTTCAATNTTAGTGTTAAATTCAATCCAATTTGCTTGGATTTGTTCTGCTGATAATTTCATAACTTTTATTTTAAACTATTATTTAATGCTCTTGCTTCTTCTTCGGTATTTAAAAATTTTGCCCATTTTCCATCGGGGCATGATGATATTAAGGATCTTGTTTTACTTGCCATTGAACAACCACATAATGAACAACAAGGTTGAGTGCCGGGTATTGTGCAACTTTTACCTTTTGTATCTAAATGTGGACATTGTTGACAAATTGACCATCTAATAGCTGCTATATGTTCAACATCTTCTCTTTTAAAGACTCTGTTTTTTATACCCTCATATATAGCTGGCATATTACCAAATGCATTTATTAGTTGGTTAAACCTTCCCATTTATCTAACAGAACCATTTTGCTCATATGCTGATCGAGGTTCTCTTTCAATCATACTTCTAATTTCATCCACAACATCTTGACCCTTTTCAATTGCTTCTTTATAAGTTGTAATTGGTTCCTGGGTGCTAACTATTCTCTGGAGATTGATTAAAATATGGTCTAATTTTTCTAACTTTCGATTTACTGTTTCCCTATTTTTCATAATTTATAACTTTTTTACCTATGTTTAACGTTGATACGTTTATACCTTATCGCCTTTATTTCCAACCCCTTCTTATTCCCTATTCCTGTAATAATAATGTACGAGAAGTTTTTTTAATATCCTAATTATTTTTAAATTTCTTTTACTAATTCTTTTATTTTATGTAAGTGTGCACATTTTTCATATTCTTCATAACTTTCAAAGAAATTAACCGCACCCTCTAATGTTTTATAAAATACCTTAGGATCAAAATTTATAATGGCATTTAGGTGATCGCTATTATCTATATCGATTTGTTTAATATAACTCCAAGCTCTATTATATACCGTAAATTCAGACGCCTCTTTAGTTGATTCTACATTGTAATCAGGTTGTTCCTGTTTAAGAAATTTTTCTAATTTTTTATGAAACACTTCATGATTTTGGATAAGTTTGACAAACATTCCTATTTTTGCATACGGTCCATTCATGAAGTCCTTGATTTCTTCTTTGGTTTTATCACCATCAATTTCTTTCCCGTCTACAAATAATTTAAATATTTTATCTTTATCTATCATACTTAATTTATTATAAATATATTATTTGTCTAAATCTGATAATTCTTTTTCAATATCTACCTTTATTTGTTTTAAAACATTGTATTCAGATACAACATCTTTTTTATCTGGGTTTTCTGGATGGTATCTCCAAACTTCTTCCATTACAGTTGATGTAGCTACTAAATCATTAATTAATTCTGTTCTTTGCTGGTCTAATTCTTCTTGTTTTAACATGTTATTTAAATTTATTGCCTATTAATATAATATTATCTTTTGCCTCTTCCAAACTAATATGAAAAAATTCTTTTTTATTATTAACTCTAAAGGCTTTTAATTTCTGATGGGTCATTCTTTCTACTATTTCACCATTAAAACATTTGTAAGCCCATTCTACTTTATAAGGTGTAGGAACACCCGTAGCAGAAGATATTTGAATTGCTCTTTCCTCAGGTTTTAGTTTAGTATAGCCAATTTTAAGGTATTCTTTGGGTAATGATGGATTTGATAATANATATACCCATTGGTCTCCTTCACCTTGATCGGCATAAANCCCATACTTTTTTTCGGTATAGTACGTTATATCTTCCCATCCCTCACCTCGTTCACTTGGGGTGATGGTAAAAAAAGCTGCATTTTCAATACCGGTATTTCCGTAATTTTCCCTTAATGGGATAAACTTTTTAGCTTCTTGAATTGTAATTTTATCTAGACTCATTCGAATATAATTTTAAATTCTTTTTCTATTTCTACATTATTAGGAAATATAGTTTTAATAAATACTTTAGCTGTATCTCCTACCATTTGATTATCAAAAAATATCTGCTGTTGTGGGTGAGTATTATATTTACTATAAGTACCCAAACTATTAATATCAGAATTAGGGTTATATGAATACCCCGCTATATTTAATGGTGGAAAATTATTAGCCATATCCTCAATTGTATAAGTTAAATTACCTATTGGAATTGGGTTATTAAAATCACCGTCTGTAAAGTACCCTAATACACTATATAAAGGAACAGTAAAAGTAATCCCATTTATCCATACCCAATAATCAGAATCAAATATAGTTTCAATTAAAGGTACCCCATTTACAACATAATCGGGGTGTAATTCACTTGTATTACCCTTTAAAGTAAAATATTGTATGCCTTGATGTGAAATATGCCAATAACCATTGGTATCTTGGTAAACTCCCGGTGATACTAATGGATCTATTGCAAATTCTACATTACAATCTCCATCTAAACAAGGATAATTATTAATAAGCTCCTCTGGGCTACATGCCCAAAGGAAACTTATTAAGGTTATGTAAATTAACTTTCTCATTATGCTACTAATTCTAATGCTTTACTAAACATTTTTTTATTTACGTCCTGATCTTGCTTAAAATTCTTAATAACTCGAGCTTGACGAATTTTTCCACCTTGAGTTTTATACTCAAAATTACCTTCAATAATATTCTCCTGGACTCTATTAAATACTTCCCAAAGCATATTACCTTCATCTTTTTTACGTTGAGATTCTAAAACGTCTTCAATTGCTTGCTCATCGTAAGTATTGTTAGTACCTTCTACTCTAATATCAAGAAATGATTTAGCAAGATTAAACATTTGCTCTTCCTCTAATTCTACATTTTTCATTTTATTCATTGCTTCTACTGTTAAAGGTAATTTCTCAACCATACCTCTAATTAATACTTGCAAATCTTCAAACGTATAACCCATATGACGCATTTTTAAATCAGCAAATTCATCTGTAGCTATAATTAAACCATTTTCACAAATCATTCTAAACAATCCTGCCGTAAATTGAAAGGCATTTTTACCATCATGAGAATTAGTAATTAATATTTGAGGATAAACTGTATCACCATCTTCTCCATTAATCACAACATCATCATTTCTAAATACCAGCATATGCTTTTGAACACCCTGTGTATTTTCAGTTCTTGCTTTAACTTCCTTAGCATCAACTGGTTTCCAACCTAATAACTCCATATCATCAATCACTCTTTCCGTAGGAATATGTGTATATTTTTCTGATACTTCGCTTGAAGGTTTCATTGTGAAGATACTTGGAGCGATTTCACTTAACTCTTTTTTGCTTAAAAACTTACTACTTTCTAAATTTAACATATGACCTTTATTTAATTAATTATTATACGTGAATATACGAATGATAGCCCGGGAAGCCAAGCTTCCCGTGCATTACTTTCGATTACTTTTTAACTAGCAAACTTGGTGCAACTGTATATGAACCTCTTTCACCTTGAACTTTAATGTTTTTAGCATTAATTTTAATAACTCTAAATGTTTCATTAGAACCTATTTTTTTATGATCAATACCTACACTATCACCTATTCTAAATGATAATTTAGCATCATAGGCAAGTTCTGTTTTTCTAATAGAAACTGCATTTTTAATTTTATTAAATTCTTGTAAATCTGAATTTTTAATGAATTCTAACACTTCGTTTAAATTTGACATAACCTTTATTTATTTAATTTTTAATCGCCCGAACCATTCGAACACGTAAATATACGAACCCTATCCCGGGAAGCCAAGCCTCCCGTGCATTACTTTAAGAGAATAATCTATTCCAAGTTAACCAACTAGGCTCACTTACTTTTTTACCATCTCTTAAGACGATACATCTATTACCATTTTTACTTACATTTAGTAACTCATTGTTACCTAAATAATTTTTACCAATCGCACTACGCAATTCATCTACTTTACCTAAACCATCAAACTTGTCTTGAATACTTAAATCTAACATATAACCTTTATTTTAATTAAACGTCCGAATCATTCGAACACGTAAATATACGAAGGATAGCCCGGGTAGCCAAATTTCATGCGCATTACTTTTGTTTTTCTTTTATATATTTATAATAAAATATTTCATGGAATACTCAGCAACGGAATTAAAAGGAGCAGGAACTTTAAATAAATCAATTTTAGAGGCAGGTTCTGATTATACATTTTTTCTATATAGACCAAAAAATTTAACAGGTCAGTCTCCAAGTTTAAGTGGATCAGGATACTTTACATTTGAAACTAAAAGAGATGCTAATGGATTTTATAGTAGTACAATTACACCTTATGTAGATGGTGCTGTTTTTAACCCAGGAATTCGTGATTCAGTAAATACTGCTTCTTTTGGTGTAAAAAGTTTAGTTACTTCTTCATATAAATTTTCTTATGATTTATTTAGAGTTACGGCCTCAGGTCTTACTGCAACNTCATCNTTTNAATATNCNCCATCAATTACANCCCCAGTNGGTAGTGTATTTTTNAGAGCTACAGGAGATTATGAAATGGAAATATCCCCAGAAACTCAAACTT